CATTAGGATCCTTAGAACCCTTTAATTCAGTTTTTTCAATCTTTGTAAGATTTACAGTATAAATATCATAAGGACGAAGATAAGAACCAGATGCACTGGAAAAGTTTTGTTCGCTAATAGAATTAAAATTAAAGTTCATATAATTTCATATTAATCATAAAATAAGTAAATTATCTATTTTAATATAAAACTATCTACTAAATATATTTATTTTTTAGAGTTCCAAATCAAAATCAGAAATATCTACCTCAGAGTTATCAGTAATATCATCATCAAGTTCCTCTGGATCAGTTATTTCTTCTGGAATGTCTATAATATCATCTTCCTTTTGAGAAGCATTTCCCTTAAGTTTAAAGTAACCTTCTTTACCTTCATACGGAATAACTTCAAACACATCACCATATTCTGCAAGATTATCATGACGAGAACCTCTACAACTTACTGTATAAGTCTTTGTAAGTCTGTTTCCACTCTTTTCATCTTCACAAAGAACTGGAGTAGTTACTCTGCCCTTCTTCTCGAATTTCACTTCAAGTTTCATTTCAGGCTCAAATCCAGTAAGTTCAACACAAGCATGATTCATTTGCCACTTACCTTCAAGAAGAGTAATCTTTGCTACAGGATCTCCATCATCCTTAACTTTCTTTGTACGAGTTGTGGTTGTCTTTTTTACTACTTCTTTAAAATCTCCAAAGGTAGCTTCCTTTGTAAACAATTCTCCTGTTTCAGTATCAACAAGAGTAAGTACAATTTTAGATGATTGAATTTCTAACATTATTCTTCGTTATATTCTTTAATTACTTTAAGTATCTCATTCAAGTCATTATCAATTTCTAATTCCTCAAACATTCCCATTGGAGTCTTTGCAAGACATTTGCCATCATTATTAGTAACTAATTTATATTGCATCTTGCCATCATCACCTTCTTCTGTCTTAGCAAAGAAAATATAAGTAAATAATCCTTCAAGAGTTACTTTCTCAGAAAGAAGTTTTCCAATAGTTTTAATAACATACCTTGGATCAATATCAGTACCTACATTTTCACTATGAGTTAAGAAGCACATTGTACAATCTTCTCGCATTTGTTCAGAATACCTTAATATTTCCATCATATGCTGAGCAATCTCAGAAAATCGACTATATCCTACTTCAGTAGCTCTATCTACGAACTCGTAACTCATAATATATTGCATGTCATCCAGTACTACAGCTGTGATATGAGGCATTTTAGCATTTATAATCTTAAGTATTTTAAGAATTTGTTCTGAATTAGAACTTACATAATAATTTCCAGTAATTTCTTTTGTTTCTCTGTCGAGTTTAAAAGGAATATACTTCTTTTTCCATCCTCTAAAACTAAGAGGCTTTCCAGTTGTAGAAATAATAAAAGTTGTTTCAGGATTCATATTACGAAGGGATGTTGTTTTTCCCATTCCTGATTCTCCATAAATACATAATGCTTCGCAAGCCATTATAAAATTAATTTAAATTCATTTTTGCTTGAATTATCTACTTCGTGTTTTTCTTCATCTTTCTTTTCTAATATATAGTCAGGTGTTAAATATTTGTTATAATCATAAATTTCTTCAGGCAAAGGAAGTTCTTTCCAATAATTAATTTTTCCTTGATAGTTAACTCCCATACATACTTCAGAATCTCCATATCTGGACTTTAAGACAGTTAAAAGTCTAAATTTATCACCTAAAATTTTAACATTATATCCTTTAGAAGTATTTAATTTATCTCTATTAGGATTATAGATTGACACTACAATATCTGCACCATCAGTAGTATCACTTGATTCTTTAAAATCATTTAAAGTAATTTCACTTCGGCCTGCTTTAAATCGTTCTATATTTCCTTGGTCTCTATTAATCTGTTGAATAATAGTTGGAGATATATTACACATATTTCTAAGTGTAATTAAATATGCTATAGTATCATCAATCTCTTTCTTTTTATTACCAGAAGTTGGTTTCATCAGTCCAATATGATCAATAATTACTTCATAAACCAAATCTGGATTATTAGGAGTAAATATTTTACGGTTTTCTGATTCTGAAAATGTACCTAATTTAGCTAATTCCTTCATTAATATTGCATAAAGTTGATTAGCAGTTAAAGATTTATCATATACTTTAACTTTTTGTTCAACTAATTTGAGCCATTCTAATCCTTGTTTAACAATATTAAAATCTTCATCACTTAAAATATAATCCTTTTTTCTAGATAGAATTTCTTTTAAAGATAGTTCTTTATGAAAAGTTTCAAATATATAAGTTGATAATAATTTAGTAAATAACATTTCAGCATTCATTTCCAATGAAAAATATTGTACTCTAAAATTATCATCATACAAATGCTCCATTAAAGGCCTATATAAATAAGCATAAAGAACATATGAAGTTTTACCTGAACCAGTATTAGAACCTATTATAGTCATAGTTCTCTTAGTTAATCCATCTATAATAGATTCCATTTTCGGCATGCCTAAAGAATATCCATGGGATTTACCTTTTCTACCTAACTCAATTTCTTTTAAAAGAGATTCAGTTATAGTCATATTCCAATATTATTTTACCTATAGGATAATGTAATTCTACTGTTTCTTTAAGAGAACAATACTGACCTAATTCATAAAATCTTTCTTCATATTCTTCATGAATTTTATTAAGTAATTCTGGATTTCTCATAGTTCTTCTACAGAATCAATACTTCTTATATTCCAATGCTCATCTCTTATTTGTTGGGAAGCCTGATGTCTATTTTCAGCATAACACCATTCTTTGTCATAATCACCACTTTTAGTAGTGAATCTTACTAAATATTTTTTCATATTTCTCTTTACTTATAATTAACCATCCAGTATCTATTTGAATAGTAACATAATTATTATCAACTGATATAATAGGTGATTTATATTTCAAAGTTTTAAATGCTTTTTCTATATCACTTAGTTTTATCATATCATTTTAATAGCTTCAGTATTAACATTAATTCCATTACCATTCTTCATAGCTTCAATGGCTAACCAACTATTATCTATAATAAAAGAATCCAATGTAGAGAAATTATATCCATTATCAATTCCCCATTTAATAAGTTCTACAATATGTTGGTGAGTTTCTGGATTATTTTTTATATATTTAGAATACTTTAAGAAAGCCTGTTCAAGACTATCAAAATGCTTTGATACTCTCTTTAAATTGTACAAAGAACCGTTTACTATAGTGCTTTGAGGATATATTTCAAACAATTCTTCTCCCATTTCAAAAGATGCTTTGAAGAATTGTTTCTGAAAATTCTGATTAATTTGGATGTTTTCTACTATTAATTGAGACCCTTCTTTTGGAAGTTTCCAAGATTTCAGAATTATTCCTTTTTCTTGAAGACTTGCGAGAACGTCTCTCAATTTTACTATTTGAACAAATCTTTGCAGCCATTCATATTCTCCTTCCTCTTTAGCTAATAGAATTACTTTTATTGCAAATAATTCAGTTGGTGTTAAATTATATTTTTCTAATATTGCTAACTCATTTTCAATATTAAATTTAAAATGTTCCACAGCTTATACATAAATTGTATTTAGCTGCTAAAAGGTTAATCAGATTTCTCTGTTTTATCAAGTGCATAATCATTTAAAAACTCTCTTCCGAGTTTAATATATCTATCTCCAAGTTTTTTCATATCATAATTATTATCTAAGAAAGTTGAATATAGTTTATCTTTCTGATAATCATCACAAACTTTAGTTAGAACCAATAATTCTAACATTCTTTCTACAGTCATAATTAAAATCTAAACATAATTTGTCCTAATTTTGGACGATATAAATCTGGGGTTTCTCCTCTCAATACCTGTTCAAGTCCTTTTTCATCTATGGTGATATAATTAGAGTCTGTTTTATGATTATTTTTTACCCACTTACTTTCAACAGTATCCTTTATCACTAAATAAAATACTTCAGCTATTTTATCTTTTTCTTTATGAACTGTACGTCCACGTCTTTGGCGTGCTTTAGTTTCTGAACTATCAGTACCAAGTATAATAGCTACAGAAAGACCTGGAATATCAATACCTTCGTCAGCTTTTTTAACAGTATTAAGAACTCCTGAAGATTTCATTGCAAAA